CGCGCTTCTTTCTCTACGGTAACCCGAAGGTTACCTCTCCAAACCAGACGCCAGTTCCTGGACGAGTAGTCTATAGACTACAGCCAGCAGCCGGCGTCCTCCCACCGCGGGATTGGCACTTTGACAGAGCGCCAACCAACCCTTTTGCCGAGAATTTGGCTAGGGGTCCCGCTCCCACCTGGCTCACAAGGTCCGTCCCTCGCCTCAAGCGCCCAAAGGCACTTGAGGAGGAGGGGATAGCTACGGACCTCGGAGTCACACTGGCTGAGGTCTCTCTCCACCCGGAAGACCGGGTGAAGGATAGACCCTTCGAACCCATCAATCCAGCCCTTGCGGGCATTATTGAGAGGGGCTGGGGCGACTTCGTCAAAGTCACCCCCCAGCGCGCAGTCACTAATGACGTTTCCGTCACGTAGCAACGGCATGGTGGGACGTCTGCGTCTCTCCGGTAACATGGAGATAACCAGCTCGTAAGAGCTGCGAAGCCTCGAATCCAAACCCCAACAGGACCCAGCCTGGAGAAAACTCCAGTACTTGATCCGATTGGCGGCCCAGAAGAGGCGGTCGACAGACTTAACGTCATCTCTGACGTAGAACGGAGTTACATCAGACCCTCGGAAGTAATGCTTTCCGCACGACTCCCGAAACGGACCGGATAAAAACGTCTTCTTGTCGTTGACGTCAAACCCGGCAAAACGGAGAACAGACACCACTGCCCCTGCCTGTGGGGAGGGACATATGATGTCGTCGCCGTACACGCTAATGGTCTGATCCGACCCCCCCATGTGCAACAGCGTAGCCTTCGTTAGGGCCCAGAAAAGCAGGGACTCCAACTCGAAGGTGTAACCATTACCCATAGAGGAGACCTTCCGGTACAAAACACTTGCACCATCAGGTAAAACGCCATACTGGCTGCGGGTTAGCTTTATCGCCTGCACCCAGTCCTCTGGCACGAGTTCCTCTACCAGGGCTAACGACACGGAGTCGCTAGCTGCAGATAGGTCAATCGTTGCGAGAGAGTCGGTTAAGGAGCCCAATTTAGCAAGCTCCTGGTTCTTCTCTTGCGAGTCGAGGTTTATCCCGACGCGCTTGAGTCGAGCCCGCATCACGCGCCCGATGCCACGCTGAACAAAAGCATTCAGCAGTGGTTCTTTAGCGATGATACGATCCGTCTTAGCGTTCTTAGGCACGGTAGTTACAGCGTTACCTCTGACGATCGAAAGACAATCAGAAGGTTCCTTACCGGAAGCAATCCGGAGGTGGGAAAACCACCTGGGTATACGCATGATCGCGCATAACGCTAGGACGCTGCATGCTGGTGTGACGGTCGGTTTTAAAGAACCGAACTTATACCACCTGTCGCGGAGCCGGTAGGGCAGCTTTACAGCTGCCCCGGGGCCGAAGCCCATTAGTGGTTCAACCTCGTCCCAGTTGAAAGGGCCAAGGGTACGTTCGAGGAGACGGCGCGCGGTATGAAATATACCGGCGAGGTCCGGGTGGTCGTCCTTGTTAAAACGACCACTCCTCAAACGACGCATGTTCCAATATGCTTGAACGCACCGCTGTTCTGATGCATGGAATTTCTCGATCGCTTTGGCTTTGCGATCTATCTTAGTATCCAGGTTAGGATACTTCGAGAGCAGGCTTACCGCGAGGTAGTCCCTGCTGAAACTTTCTGCATCACTATACGTTGATGGATCGACGTCTAGCTCGACAAGTTCCCGGTAGCGCCCCGTAAGGAGCAGCTCTCGGGCATGGCGAGAAACAGCTGTGTCCAGATCGGAATAGATCTGAGCACAGATCCCGACTGTGCTGGCGATAGCGTCTGACTTCGTCACGGATAACTCCTGTGATGATCGGTTGGCTTCCACCCGCCTTGCGGCGGACCCTCAGTTCGAATGAGAACCGAGAAGGGGTTACCTGTTACCAGGACCCCTCGAGGAAGTTGATCGACGAGCTGAATTCAGCCCGAGCCACAAGCTCCTGCAGGCGCGTGCAGAAATCTGCACGTTCGGCGTCCGTGAAGGACGCCGGGATCACCACCTCAATGGTGGCGATGCCCTTGCCAAGCGAGGAGCCGACGCAGGCACATGAAGTGTCCGCGGTCGCCAGTTTGTCGATGTCGAGTTTCCACTCGACACGGTACACGCCGGATTTGGGGTTCGGACCCCGTACCGACTCGGTGAGACGAGACACGCCACCGCCGAAAACAATCGGCGCAGTGACATCGCGTCCCATCCACATCGCGACATCCCCCTGCTTCCCACGCGGGTTGTAGGGGATGGTGTTGAGGGTAATTACACCCTGTGCAGGCATCGGTTATCTCCGATCAAGAGCTGACGCGAGCAGCGATAAGCCGTTCGCCACATGCGCCAGCGAGAGAGGGCTCTTAAAGTAGAGCCTGGGACTGGGAGTTGAGGTGATAGGGAACCGATCAAACCACTTCAGTTTGTATTCTGCAGTGGCCGACCCCTGGTACGAATACCGAGGGTCGTTTGGAAAGGTTACCCCAGCAGCTCGCCTATCCTCTTCACGAACAACGGCTCTGCGCCCGGCGATGAAGCCGAAACCCAGATCCGCGTCTAGCACATCCAGCCAGCGCCCGATTGGTATGAACCAGTCGAGCACGAAGCTGTAAGGCACTAGCTCCCACACTAGAGTGGCAGGGTTGGTGAGGCCGAGGCTGCTCACGGCGGCAAGTTCTGCCGTATCGAGAGCATACCAGAGCTTTACCCAACACTGCAACCGATACTTGGACTGCATGGTATAGTAGGCGCCACTCACGTGGGCACTACCAACTGGCCATTCGGCCAGGCCCTCGTGTACCCCGTAGCCTTTGGCCTCAACAATGAGGCCACGGTTCCAGGGGTCACGGAGAGCCGCACACGAACCAAGCACGTCACTCATGAGTGGATTCCACCCATACTGCAGCTCGAGCCAGCTACGCGGGACATTCCTGCCACCGCGCTTGACCTTTCGCCACAGGGAAGCTGGATTGGACTTACGCCACTTGCGAACACCGTCCGCAATTTGCATAAGCCGATCACCAACCATACGGATGGTCTTGCGACCTTCCGCAAGCGCAACAGAGTAGTTAACCTGCTGAGCCTTTAGGTTCTCCAGGGCTTTCAACTCGGCAACAGAACGAACCCACCCCGGTAATTCCGGAGGAGAGTTATCCTGACCGAGACCCCAAAAGCTTCCATCGATCCACCGTTCCTCAATCACTGTCGTTGGCGCCGGATTGGCGTTTAGATGGTAACGAGTTACGGTATCACGAGGTGCAACGCCGTAGGCGCCACGATGGTAGTATCCCGTCGGAAGACGGAACGTACCACCGCGGATGAAGGCGCCTTTGGATGAGACAGGACGGGTTTTATACAAATACCGAGAAACGGCATTTGGATAGGTCTGGACCGTTTGGGTACCATTCCTACGAATCGAAATTTTCGAATTCGTAAACCTCTCGACCAAATTGATATTGATCGGCCCTGTCGTCATTGTTGATCACCTGAGTGTAGTCGTTGGAGGCGTAGGCCCACCGGCTGGCTAAGCCGGTG